ACTGAAGACGACTGGAATAGAATGAATGACATGCTGGACCATTCCAAGGATGAACAGTATGGTTATGCTGCCATTGAACAGCTGATTGAAAAATATCTGGTTAAAAACCGTGCCACAAAGGAAACTTATGAAACTCCACAGATTAGATACATGGTCGCGGCCGCTACTGTATTTCACCGAGAAGAACCGAATTCAGCGAGAATGCGCTACATCAAAGAATACTACACAGCAGCCAGCGACGGACTTTTTACATTGGCCACACCGGTGCTGGCAGGGCTTGGTACTCCTACTAAACAGTTTAGTAGTTGCGTTCTTATTCGCTCGGATGATGATCTGGACAGTATTTTCGCGTCCGGCGAAATGATGGCCAAATATGCCAGCAAACGTGCAGGCATTGGTTTAGAGATTGGTCGACTGCGACCATTGGGCAGTCCCATCCGTGGTGGTGAGATCATGCACACAGGTATGATACCTTTCCTGAAAAAATGGTTCGGAGATTTACGATCATGTTCGCAGGGAGGTATTCGTAATGCAAGTGCTACTGTATTCTATCCTATTTGGCATCATCAGTTTGATGATCTTATTGTACTCAAAAACAACCAAGGAACCGAAGAAACCCGAGTGCGTCATATGGATTATGGGGTTGTGCTTAGTGCTTTCTTCTGGAGACGATTCAAAAACAAAGAACAAATAACATTCTTTGACCCCAACGAGGTACCTGACCTATATGAAGCATTCTATAAAAATACAACATTATTTGAAGAACTTTATGTCAAATATGAAAAGACACCCGGCCTCCGTAAGAAAACAATGGCAGCAGAAGAAGTGTTCAAATCTGGCATCCTCAAAGAACGAACAGACACTGGACGTATCTATCTGGTGTTCATTGACAATGTCATGAAGCAGGGTCCGTTTGATCCTGAATATCATACCATTTACCAGAGTAACCTCTGCTGTGAAATTCTACTTCCTACCAAGTCTTTTAAACGTTTGGATGACGAGTCTGGACGTATTGCACTTTGCACCTTGGGCTCAATCAACTGGGGCGCATTCCGCAATCCTGAAGACATGCGCCGTGCTTGTCGCATCCTACACCGTAGCCTCAATAATATATTGGACTATCAAGACTTCCTGAGCATTCAGTCCAAATTAAGCAATGATGAGATTCGTCCCTTGGGCATTGGTGTCACTAATCTTGCCTACTGGCATGCCAAACGTGGGTTCAAGTATGGTGAAAAGGATGCCCTGCAAGATGTCAAAACATGGACCGAGCACCAGGCATACTATTTGACCGAAGCTAGTGTTGAGCTGGCCCGAGAACGTGGCTGCTGCCTGGGCAGTGACCAAACACGATATGGACAAGGCGTATTCCCCTGGGAGTTAAGAGCTCAGGGTGTGAATGACCTAGCAGACTTTGCTCCTGAACTGGATTGGGAACCGTTAAGAGCACAAATGAAAGAACACGGTGTTCGCAATGCCACCCAAATGGCCATTGCACCTGTGGAATCCAGTTCAGTTGTGATCAATTCTACCAATGGCATTGAAATGCCCATGAGTCTAATCTCTGTAAAAGAAAGCAAGGCTGGATCACTCACACAAGTGGTACCAGATTATCAAAGACTCAAGAATCGATATCAACTGATGTGGGCACAGAAAGACTGTGACGGCTACTTGAAAACAGCAGCCGTGCTGGCAGCGTATGTGGATCAAAGCATATCAACCAATACCTTTTATAATCCAGCACACTGGGCTGATCGCAAAGTACCAACTACCCTGATTGCTAAAAATTTAATGCAAGCCCACTACTGGGGACTGAAAACATTCTACTACAGCTTGATCAACAAAGCAGGCAGTAAAATGAAACCTGAAGAAGCAGCCGCATCATTGGAACAAATTGATTTTGATGATGTCGAGGACTGCGAAGCTTGCAAGTTGTAAATTAACAAGGAAATATCACATGGCTTATTCAGAAAAAGTAATTGATCACTATGAAAATCCACGCAATGTGGGATCGTTTGGCAAGGATGACACAGACATAGGCACCGGCATGGTGGGTGCACCGGCCTGTGGCGATGTTATGAAACTACAAATAAAGGTGGATGATGATACAGGTATTATTACAGATGCTCGCTTCAAAACGTACGGCTGCGGATCAGCGATTGCGTCAAGCAGCCTTGTTACAGAATGGGTCAAAGGAAAAACTCTTGACCAAGCAGGCGCAATCAAAAACTCCCAAATTGCCGAAGAACTAGCATTACCGCCAGTGAAGATACACTGCTCAATACTTGCTGAAGATGCAATCAAGGCGGCAGTAAAAGATTACCGAGAAAAACATGATAACCATAACTGAATCAGCAAAATCAAAAATCTCTGACCTCTTGGTTGAAGAAAACAATCCCAACTTAAAAGTCCGAGTATTTGTGCAGGGCGGCGGTTGTTCAGGATTTCAATATGGCTTCACATTTGATGAAGTCAAAAACGAAGATGACTTTGAAATTGACGGTGTCTTGGCCGATGCCATGAGCATGCAGTACTTGGCCGGTGCCCTGGTAGATTTCAAAGACGATTTAAATGGCAGTCAGTTTGTTATCAACAATCCCAATGCCACTACCACCTGTGGCTGCGGCAGCAGTTTTGGTGTATGATAACACTGACTCCTGCAGCCGCTGCTCAGATCACACGAGTACTGAGCAAAAGAGGCCGCGGGCTTGGCATACGCCTGGGTGTTAGAACCACTGGTTGTTCTGGCCTGGCCTATGTGTTGGAATATGTGGATGACCCTGCACCCGAGGATAAATGTATTGACAGTTTACAATGCAAATTGTTTGTGGATCCCAAAAGCTACATATATCTTGATGGCATGCAAGTGGACTACGTTCGCAATGGTCTAAATGAAGGATTTGAATTTTTCAACCCCAATGAACGTGACCGATGTGGTTGCGGCGAAAGTTTTAGAGTATAAAAACATGAACAGCATTGAAAAAATTTGGGCCCGGGCAACTGGGCACTTGATGGGCGAGTCTGACCATGATCGACCGGATGTGCCAGTACTGACCTTGCGAGAGGCCCGAATAGCATTGTTTTTAAAAACATTTTGGGTGATACTGCATGTGATCACTTGTGGATTCATCATGGCAAATACAATAAGGCACTGGTAAAATGAGCAAAGAACAATACAATTTAAAAACAAAAACAGACTATCTCAGCCGCAAGATGTTCTTGGACCCTGCTGGTCCTGTGACCATACAGCGATTTGAAGAAGTCAAGTACAACAAACTTGTGAAGTTTGAACAAGAAGCACGTGGTTTCTTTTGGGTGCCTGAAGAAGTATCGCTAACCAAGGACGCCAACGACTTCAAGGAAGCGTCAGACACCGTGAAGCACATCTTTACATCCAACCTGTTGCGTCAAACAGCACTGGACAGTTTGCAAGGGCGTGGACCTGCACAGGTGTTTACTCCTGTGGTGGGCATTCCTGAACTGGAAGCCTTGATGTACAACTGGAGTTTCTTTGAAACCAATATTCATTCGAGAAGTTACAGTCACATCATTCGCAACATCTACAACGTGCCCAAGGATGTGTTCAACACCATTCATGACACACAAGAGATTGTGGACATGGCATCAAGTGTTGGCCGGTATTATGACGACCTGCATCAAATGAATTGTAAGAAAGAATTAGGATTTGAATTAGTTTCCGACGATGCCCATATTAAATCAATCTGGTTGGCACTCAACGCCAGCTATGCACTGGAAGCATTTCGCTTCATGGTATCGTTTGCCACCAGCCTGGCCATGGTAGAGAATCGTATCTTCATTGGCAATGGTAACATCATTCAACTAATCTTGCAGGACGAGATATTGCACCGAGACTGGACAGCTTGGTTGATCAACCAAGTTGTGAAAGAAGATCCGCGTTTTACTGCTGCCAAAGCCGAATGCGAAGCCGAAGTATATCAGTTGTACTTGGATGTAATTCGTGAAGAAAAGGACTGGGCCAACTACCTGTTCAAGTATGGTCCAGTGATTGGTCTCAATGCCAACATCTTGCGTGACTTTGTGGACTACACAGCAGCCAATGCTCTCAAAGAAATTGGCATCAAGTATCATGAGTCGGCACCACGTAGCACACCCATACCATGGTTCAACAAGCATGTAGACACCAGCAAAAAACAAACTGCATTGCAGGAAAACGAATCAACTAACTATGTTATTGGTGTCATGGGAGATGCCATTGACTACAACGAATTACCCAATTTGTAAAGGAAAAAAATGAAAGCAATTGTATGGTCAAAAGATCAATGTCCCTACTGCGACCAGGCCAAGGCCCTGCTCAAACAAAAAGGCATTGAATTTGAAGAACGCAACGTAAGTCGCGACTGGACTCGAGAACAACTATTAGAAGCTGTGCCCGCAGCTCGAACAGTACCTCAAATCTTCATTGATGAAGAATTAGTGGGTGGATTTAACGAACTGAAAGTAAAATTAACATAATGCAACTAGTACTCAATCATGGTAAAGTTTATACCTTTAAATTAAACTCTGGCGAAGAGCTTGTGGCCAAGGTAACCTCATGCTTTGGCGACACTGCTACCCTGGAAGATCCGGTCAGTGTGGCACCGGGGCCACAGGGACTGGGCCTGGTGCCCACAATGTTTACGTCTGACCCACAGGAAACCATCACGTTGAACAGCAACAGTGTTGCCCTGTATGCTCGTACTGATGATTCAGTGCGCATGAAGTACCTCGAAGCCGTGACCGGCATCAAGGTACCTGAGAAAAAGTTAATACTGGGCTAACATGCCAGCGGCTCAACGACAAGGTGATCCCAACGATGCCGGTGGCGTGGCCACCGGAGGTGTTGGCTCAGTAAGAGTCAACAATCGCCCAGTCGTTGTAGACGGCACTTCAGTAACACCACATCCCTGCTGTGGACGTCGTGGTTGTCCACCAGTGCATTGCAGTGCAGTGACCTCTGGTGGTGTTGGGTCGGTCAAGGCCGGAGGTATTGCCATCAATGTAGACGGCAATTCAGACACATGCGGTCATGCTCGAACATCGGGCAGTGGCACAGTAAACGTAGGCTAACATGTCAAGATCAGTTACATCACCACTTCAACTCACAGCAGCCGCTGGACTTCTTAACAACACCGCCATTGGCGGACTCCCTACAGACTTGACAGCGGCATTGTTGGCTTTCAACAGTCTAACTCCTATTCAATACCTTCGCACAGCAATTGATAATTTTGCAGCCAAGACCTATGCCACCGACGCCACTGCTGCCACACTGTTGTCGTTGCAGAGCCTGGGATCCTCCAACTGCCCCGCTCTGGGCGACAGCATTCCTGCCGCATACACCACGCTGACTCCTGTGGTTGATCCAGCCGGCTTTACTGGTTTGATTGAACAAACTGGCAATGCTTACCTTGGTGATGGTGATACAGGAAAATTTGCGCAAGGCTTCATGGCAATACAGGGCTATCTTGGAATCACCAACAGTTTCATTGAGTCAGCTGTGAATGCCAACAGTTATCTTGGACCATTCTTTACCAACATGAATGATGTTGTGACCAACAACATTTACAGCGTGAATCCTGATCTTGAAAACTTTGGAGTTGATCTAGCACGTCAAGGGAATCTAGTGGACCTAAGCAATCTTGAATTGTATGGAACTCCTGCTGGCTTATTGCAACAGATTTCTCAACAGGGAAAAATACGTGGAGACACCTTGCCCTTGGTCAAACCAGCATTCAATGCTGCGGGCTTGACAGACGCCAACATTGCAGACCTGGTCAATGACAATCGTTATGGCTTGCTCAACCCCAATGGACTAACGCAAAACGAGTTTGACCAACTTCAGCGCCTGGCCTACAACGCCATGATCAATGTCAAGGACACTGCTCTGCTGCAGGTGTTGGACATTCTTGATGTGACCACGCCCAATATTGCCAGCATGGCAGATCTGTTGGATCCAGTCAAGGTATTTCCTTTGAGTTACCAGACCTTGCAGACTCCCACCATCAACGGCCCCATACCAATTTACAATGGTCCTGAATCTGTGTCATCGGCAGTGGCTCCAGCAGTGGAAGTCAACTTGCCGGTCAACAATGCCTGTGATGCACTTGGCAAAATAATTCCACAATCCACAGCCACTGCCAACAAAGCAATACAGGTCAGCCTGCAACAAATTGGCAACATCAACAACACCACGTTGCCTGAACTGGCCGAGACCATACTGGGAAACACACCGCAGACCTGGAACCCAGTCAACGAGTATCTAGCCAACAGTGTAGTAGCTGTTGAGAACACTGTTCCTGAAAACTATCGAGCTCAACAGGATGTTCCGCCAGGTACAGACATCACTGACACCAGTTACTGGGCACCTGCTACTCTAGGAGGGTTGAACACCATGTGTGACCTGCCCTTGATTGAAGCACAGACCACACCGGTGGATGCATCAGTTACCAGTTATTTTGCCAACTCAGTGGCCACTGGATCAGGGGCTGATGGTACTATCAACAACAATGATGTCTTGGGCACGGCACTGGGCCTAACACATACAGCGTGTTTGATCGGTGCCACTGCGACCATGCAGAGTCTCATCACAGCTGGAGCATTGACTGCACTCACTGCCACCTACAACAGCATGCAGACCGCGGCATCCAATGCTGCCATGCAATCACTTATTGCCACTGCCACTGGTCAAATTGCTACGGTGGTCTCAAGCTATCCCGCACAAGTGGCAAGCCTTAACACCTGTTTCAATGACATGGCTGCTAGATTAAGCTCAGAGAAAGCATACCAAACACAGGCCTCAATTGATTATTTCAATCTACAACCTGGTGAAAAAACCAGTGTGTTGGCTCTGGTTCAAAATCTAAACACCTACGGCCCACAGACAGTGGCTGGCGGCCCAAATCAATTCTTGTCTGAAATTGCCGACACCACAACCTTGGCTGGACAAGCTCTGGTGGGGTCAATGCGACAGGCCCAGAATCAACTACGCCTGGACAATGCTGGCCTGGCGACACAGGCCACTGCTATTCCAGCAGACTCAGAAATAACACCGCCCAGTGCGGTAAACCTGGTTCAATGTTGATGTTGATATAATATCAACACAGCTTGACTCTTGTGTACAAATCTAGTATACTAGACACACTTCATCATTAAAGGAGAATTAAATGAAGAAAATCTTTGCAATCTTGGCCTTGGCCATTTCCACTGTGGCTGCGGCCGACAGTGTTTCTTTAGAGACACGAAAAGTTCAAGGCATTAATTCGCCTGACGCTACTGTGTACCGAATGGCCTACAAACATGACTTCAGCAAAAGTCTTGCCGGCGATGTTGTTATCGGCCAAACACAAACCGACAACACTGCCATGTCAATAACCACTCGCATCGAAAGCGGCCTGGCCTACAGTGCTCCACTCTTTGGCAGTGTAAAAGGATATGTTCGTGGCGCAGTTGGTGAAAGATTCAGTACCAAAGGCAACACCAGTTACTGGGTAGTCGAACCCGGCATAACCATGCCAATTGGTCCATTCAACACACGAGTTGGATATCGCTATCGTTCAGCGTTTGATCCAGAAACAAATAACGATCAAACACACACAGCTCGCGTAAGTGCAAGCTATGCACTAACAAAGCAGGATGCTGTTGGCATGAGATTTGACAGACAGCGTGGCGACAGCAATCAAAACATTGTTGGATTATTTTACACACGTAGTTTCTAAAACTGTTGTATTTTTACAACACCCAAAACCCTGCCCTGTGCAGGGTTTTTCATGGTTGACCAAATATTCATTTTATCTTATAATACTTGTATGATATATTTTGCATATGGAATGAACACCAATCAAGAGGAAATGCGCCACCGTTGCCGTGGTGCATTGAGTCTGGGACCAGCGCAGTTGCTGGAGCACTCGTTTAGGTTTGCACATCATGCCGACGTAGAACCCTGTGAGCACAGTCATGTCGAGGGAGTTGCCTGGCGTATTGATCAGTATCACCTGCAGGCCCTGGACAGACTGGAAGGGTATCCATGGTACTACGATCGTGTGCAGGCCACAATTTGTCTACAAAACCGTCAAATGCTGGCCTGGGTGTATCGCATGCAACCCGGCAATGATCCAGCCTTGCCCAGTCAGCACTACTATGACACGGTCATGGAAGGGTACCAAGTGCATGGTGTGCCCACAGATCAACTGCTGAATGCTGTACTACTTTAGTAGCACAAAATGCTGGTTGACCAAAATTCGCCAATTTGCTATAATATAGGCATAGTGTAACAAAACAGGAGCCCCGAATGAACATCAAAGACATCAACTCTGCAATCATGTTTGGTAACTTTACCAATGATGAACTCACCAGCATCACCAATGCGGTACAGTATGCTCGCGAGCAACTTCGCAAAACCAAAATTCGAGCCTTCAAAGCAGGCGACGCTGTGAAGTTTTACAGCACCAAACGTGGCCTGGCTGTGACTGGTACGGTGACCAAAGTTGCCATCAAGTATGTCACAGTCAAAGACGGTGTCATGCTGTGGCGGGTGCCGGCCAACATGCTGGAAGCCGCATAACAACAACCAACCACTGATTGGGTAAATACATGGATGAAAATAATTTTGACCTGTCCAGATGCGAGGGCGTGATGTCAGCAGGTTGGATCCGTGACCTTGAAAGCTCTGATAGCCGACTCCACAAGGAACGGGTTATTGAAAAAGCACTCATGGCCGCAAAACTCGGCAGTTCAGATGCACAGGCATTTCTGTTCAACTGCTATCAGGCCTACAATCCCTATCACACATACCATGTCAAACAAGTGCCCGAAAGTTCTGGCCTTGACAATCGGCCCAACAACTGGCCGGCGTTCTGGGCCTTGCTGGAAAGTCTGCGCACTCGTAGTGTAACTGGTGGCGACGCTCGCCGCGCCATTGAACGTTGCATGACTGAACAGTTTGATTCTGAAGAATGGAACATGGTTTGTCGACGTGTGCTGATCAAAGATCTCCGCTGTGGTATCTCAGAAAAGACCTTGAACAAGGTGCTGGGTCGAACGTCCTGGAAGATTCCGGTGTTTACTTGCCAGCTGGCCCAGGACTCCACAGATCAACCCAAAAAACTCCGGGGCATCAAGCGCCTGGAAGTCAAGTTGGATGGTGTGCGTGTGTTGGCAGTGGTGTCTGGCAATGCTTGCACCTTGTACAGTCGCAATGGCAAAGAGTTTGAAAACTTTCCGCAGATTGCACAGGCCATTCTAGATAATCGTCGAGCGTTTCAATACGGGCGCGGCACCGGTGGCCATTTTGTACTGGACGGTGAGATTGTGGGCGAGAGCTTCCAGAAACTTATGAAGCAGGCACATCGCAAAAGTGATGCCAAGACTGACAACATGGTGTATCATATTTTTGATGTGTTACCCCTGGATGCTTTCAAAGAAGGGCACTGCAACATGCAACAATACAAGCGTGTTGAGTGGATTGAATCTGCTCGAGATCGTTTGTTGGAAACTGATTGTCTACGTGCCATGACTGGCCTGGACGTGGACCTGGACACTGCCGAAGGTCATGATATCATGCGGCGTTTTGCCGAGGATGCTGTGGCTGGAGGGTTTGAAGGCATTATGATCAAGAGCATGGATGCACCCTACATCTGCAAACGCAGTGATTCTTGGATGAAGTGGAAACCCACTATTTCGGTTGATTTGAGCATTGTGGGATTTGAGGAAGGCACCGGTAGGAATGAAAACCGGTTGGGTGCTATAATTTGTGAAGGAGAAGACAATGACCGTAGAATTCGTGTTAATGTTGGTACTGGCTTTAGTGATGCTCTTCGTGATGAGTATTGGGCCAATAGGGATGACTTACTTGGTCACTTGGTTGAAGTCCAAGCGGACGCAGTTACTCAAAACCAAGACGGATCGTACAGTCTCCGATTCCCCAGGTTTTTGAGATTCCGTGATTTTGACGCAGGAGAAAAAGTATGAGCAAACGTGTTGGCCCCATCACCTTGGACGGCGAAGCCGCAGATCGCATCACTTTGCTCACTCTAAAAGAGCAGAGAGCCTATCTCAAAAAAGAACTTTCTGAGTGGAAGAAAAATCCTCGCACAGAAGCCAATCCTGACGGATATTGGTTGCATCCAGAAGATGTGGGTAATAACGAAATCATGGTTCATCATCTAGATGCTGTGATCAAATACTTCGGCGGATAAAAAATGAAAATTGGACTCAGTTACAGTCGGTGTGTGCGCGATATTGTGGACGGCAAGGTAGACATCTCTGATGTGTTAGTGTTGATTACTCGTACAGATTTTGACCCACGTGATGACGAGCAGTGGCAAGGAATTTGGCAAGGTTACGGCGGCGGCTCTGGCATGCAGAGCATGCGTGGATTTTTTAGCGGTAGTAATCCTGAATGGGAAAGCTACGGTTTTGAAGACGAAGATCGGTTTCGTAGTGTCAGCATTGAGCTGTGGGAAACTGGCAAGATGCATCAGCCTCGACAGTTCGGAGCTCACCCAAGCCGTCGACGCGAAATCTGGTTGGAAACGGTGTTGCCAGATTCAGAGCTAGCGACCCGTCCTGCTGTGAAAGCAGCCTGGGATCAATTTCAAACTCTAGCAGGGTTGACCAATGTCAAACTGGACCGAGAATATCGATGAAAAAGATCTACTACGAAAAACGTGGCCGCAGGTATGTGCCTGTGAGTGAGTACGACAGTGAGTACTTGGACAGTTTCTCTCGGGGCACACACCTTGTGATGTGCTACCCTGGCGGCCAAAGCCGTCGGTACAATGTTGATCCCAACTATGCTGCCATGATTGCCGCAGGGCGTGTGGCCGAAGATGCCATGAGTCGTGCTATCAGCAAGGTCAGTGAGCTACGCCCACAGCGAACTCCGCTCACACCGGGTCAACAACGTGCCTGGCGCAAGCTGGCCAAAGAATTTGGTGATGAGCTGGCCACACTGAGCATCAACAGTGCCAGAGACATTGCCGAAGCAGGCGTCAATGCACAGATGGAAGAAGCTGCCAAACTCATGACTCATCCTGCTGTGCAAGAAGCCTACAACAAATTCTTGCTGGTGTGTGAAATTACCCGCAACAGCTCTAAAACTTAAATCAGTTTCCAAATCAATTGACACTTCACGGGCATGCATGTATAATTACATGGCATGATCGAGGAAATTGTGTTATCTAATGGACCTGGCGGGGTGAGTCGACAACCCGGGCCCGCTGGTTCCGTGGCATGTAGATGTAAATCACATAGGATGAGGCACTGTCCTTGGTTTCGACCAAAACCGGGCACTGGCCCGGTGTATGCTCATAGGGACAAAAACAGTGAAAGGATGCCATGTCTGCTGAAGTTCGAACCTCTACGTTGAGTATGTCTGAGCCTCTCAGCCCTCTTAAATTAACGCCCCCGGTCATGCACCGTATTTGGTTCAATATTGCGGTGGGTAGATCAGGAGTAAAATCCTGGTACAACATCATCCGAGAGGCCAATGCCATGTTTGGTAAAACTGGCTGGCGCGGACAACCGCATGTGAAGCGTAGACTGGACAACAACTGGAAAAAAGAAACAATTCGAGTGTGGTTTGAAGTGCCAGATCCCACGTTTGGCACCTGGTGCAGTCTGAAGTATGCAGTAATGCTAACCGAAACTAACAATAAATAAATGCATGCTCCTTAGTATAATAACCCTACTGGTGGCGCTGAGTCTCAGCGCCATTGCTGCCTGGTACAGCATTATTGGTTTGACTGCAATTTTTGCATCAGCAGTCATTCCCATCATTGTCATGGGCGGTATGTTAGAGGTTGCCAAGGTTGTGGTAACTGTGTGGCTGCATGAGTACTGGAACCAGTGCCGCCTGGCTATGAAACTGTATCTTGTGCCAGCAGTGGCCATGCTCATGGTGATTACCTCCATGGGTATTTTTGGTTTTCTAAGCAAGGCCCACCTGGACCAGGACATAATAAGCGGTGATGTGCAGAGCAAGATTGCAGTTTATGATGAAAAGATCAAAACAGCACGAGAGAACATCGAAGCTGATCGTAGGCAACTTCGCCAAATGGATGAGGCTGTTGATCAAGTCATGGCACGAAGCACAACAGAAGAAGGTGCGTCTAAATCCAACGCTATTCGCCGAGCTCAGGCCCGCGACAGGACTGCCCTGGCCAAGAGCATCGAAGCCAACCAAAAACTCATTGGTGCTCTCAATGAAGAAGCCGCACCCATACGAGCAGAAATACGTAAAGTAGAAGCCGAAGTAGGTCCAATAAAATACATTGCGGCCTTGATCTATGGGGACGACCCTGATGCCAACTTGCTGGAACGAGCAGTGCGTTGGGTTATTATTTTGCTGGTGATAGTGTTTGACCCCTTGGCCATCATGATGGTGTTGGCTTCAACTGAAAGCATGAAATGGGCACGAGACAATAAACAGCGTCGGGAACCAGATGTTGAAGAACCGCCTAGGTCAATTAGTGATTTTGTCCCCCAGCCGCAGACCCTGATTGTAGAGCCCGAAGAGCCTAGGGAACCCATGAAATTTACAGACCCTGGCGAGCATCCAAAAGACCAATTTGAAACTGCCGACCCCGGTGAATCTCCAATATCGGACCAACACCCATATCTAAACCAACCATTTGTGCATTTTGAAAATTTAACTCCCATGGTCCACAAACCTGAACAACCAGATGTGCAGGACGACGAACTAGACGAACACCACGAGATCAATCCTTCAGAAAAAGCAGCCATTAAAAAATGGAAAGAGCTCAACCCACATCTCACGCTCAAGGGACAACGATTCCGACTCAGACTGGGTGAAATAGATGAGTTGCCCTGGATGAAACTAGTTGAACCCACTTCCAAGACTGGGTTTGGCGCAGAGTTTCCCCAGGACGCTGTTCGCGGTGATACTTATATTAGAACTGATGCAATTCCCAATCGTGTGTTCAAACACAACGGTGATGAGTGGATTGAAGTTGACAAAACCATAGCTGACAGTTATACTTACGATACTGCATATATTGATCACTTGATCTCATTGCTGGCCGAAGGGCAATACGATCCTGATTTCCTGAGTGAGAGTGAGCAAGAACAAATTGCGCAACGTCTAGAATCTAAATCTAACAATCAACCCACCGAATGAAAAAAGACATACCTGATACCTGTAATTTTTGTGGCAAACACAAAGATGCAGTGACCAAACTCATTGTTGGCGACACTGTTGCAATTTGCAACGAGTGTGTGTCCTTGTGCGATTCCTTGCTGACCGATGATGTTTTGCCACCAACCGGTAACGAGCCCACTCTAGATCCAATACGTGTCAAGACTCATCTTGACCAGTATGTTATTGGCCAAGATCAGGCCAAACAGGTACTGGCAGTGGCCATTGTTAACCACTACAAACGCATCAACAATTTGACACCCGATACTGAGATAGAAAAATGCAATATTCTCATGCTGGGCCCCACTGGATCAGGCAAAACCTTGCTGGCTCGCAGTGTGGCACGTTACCTTGATGTTCCGTTTGTGATAGCCGATGCTACCAGCCTCACAGAAGCAGGATACGTGGGCGACGATGTTGAAAGTTTGATCAGTCGACTGTTTGCCGCCGGCGGCGGCGATGTGGAAAAAACCCAGCGCGGAATTGTGTTTATTGACGAAATTGACAAGATCAGTCGGCGTAGCGAGAGTGCCAGCATCACTCGAGATGTGTCAGGAGAAGGTGTGCAACAGGCCCTGCTCAAGCTGGTAGAAGGCACCAAGTGCAGAGTAACTCCCACTGGTAATCGCAAGCACCCATCGGGAGACATGGTTGAAATTGACACCACTAATATTTTGTTCATTGCTGGTGGTGCGTTTGTGGGCCTGGACACAGTGGTCAAGAATCGTGTCAAAGGAACATCTATTGGGTTTGCAGCCGACTTGCACAAGAGTACAGATCAGACCACCTTGACGCAGACCACACCCGAGGATTTGATCAAGTTTGGCATGATCCCAGAATTCGTGGGACGTTTTCCCAGTTGGGTTGCATTGCAAGAACTCACACAGGCCGATCTCATAAAGATTCTCACTGATGTCAAACACAATTATGTTTCACAATATTGTTGGTTGTTTGCTCAAGACAAAGTCGAATTAAACTTTGATGTTTCTGCACTGGAGGCCATTGCACAACGAACCATGACCAGTCGTACAGGAGCTCGTGGCCTGCACAGCGAACTTGAGCGAGTGTTGTTGCCCCACATGTTCAATTTGGTTAAATACCGTGAGCAAGGGATTAAACAAGTCAATATTGGTATTGATTTGATCAACAATCCCTGCGCACTCAACACAACAAATGACTAAATTACACGGTAGATCAGTATTGGTGCAAGATGGCAATGTAGACAAGGCCCTGCGCAAATTCAAGAAAAAAATTCAAACGTCGGGACTGCTGGATGATTTACGCAGCCGAGAATGCTATGTCAAGCCCACTACTGAACGCAAACTCAAAGCCGCTGCTGCAAAAAAACGTTGGCAGCGAAAACTGCGCGAGCAAGAGCTTCCTAAAAAAATGTTCTAATGGCAGATGTACATTGAATTTGATCTTCCGTTTGGTTCGGCAACTGCCAACGCCTGGGACATGGTCAATCAAAAGTTAGACCAAGCTCTCAACGATTGGGCCGATCGTTATAAAATAGAGCATTGTATAAAAAATGTACAGTACACAAAAAGAGTGACGTTTGATGATGATCGTTGGTATGAGTTTTTTATCTTGACCTGGCCGCCCCATGGCAAATACCACACCTACAAACTGATCAAGAGAAATGTACATTGAATTTAAACTGCCACAACAGGGCAAAGACACACAATACACACACTATGCCTTGTCAGCGATACGAGAAGAAATACATGACTGGCTAGAAAAATACCCAGTTCAGCACCGACAAAAAACAATAAAAAACAAACACAGATTGACATTTGAGGATGACAGCAACTACACATTGTTTGTGCTTACTTGGAAACCAAAGAGTTGGAATCAAATTCACAGCTGGATAAATTTCCGTGTGGTGTCTGACCTAAACAACAAAATATAATTCTTTTTTGTGTATAATAAATAAACATGTAGTGCCCATGGTGGGGCTACATTTTAAAAGTCATCTTGCTTAATAAAGGAGAAAACAAATGACAAAAACTCTCACCCTTCGCTCGTTCGATATCCCCACGCTCACCAAATTTGGTATCGGTTTCGATAACATGTTTGATGAACTCATGCGTGTGAGTGCTCAGCAATCCAGCACAAACTATCCACCCTACAACATTGTACAAATCAACGACGACGAGTACATGATCAGTCTTGCCGTGGCTGGCTTTGGGCACGATAATCTTTCAGTTACCAAGGACAAAAAATTCTTGATCATTGAAGGCAAAGAGTATCACGCTGACAGCGAAAAGATTGTGCCAAACTACCTGCACAAAGGTATCAGCAACAGAGATTTCCGTAGAGAATTTCAGTTGGCGGATCATGTGGAAATTACCAATGCGCATCTTGAACTGGGCATCTTGAGTGTTTACTTAAAACGTGAAGTACCCGAAGAAGCCAAGCCAAAGGCCATTGCTATCACATACACAGTCTAATATAATTGTGTAAATACAGTGGCAGCACAGTGCTGCCACTGCAACAAGGACAAAAAATGCCACAAACTGACTCAGTAACTAAAATTAAACCTGTCACAGATATCAAAGAGCCCCCGATGTATCGTGTGGTGTACATCAATGACAATCAAACCAGCATGGAATTTGTGATTGAAAGTTTGATTGAATATTTTAACTACAACGCAGAAACTGCTGAACGTATCACTGTGGATATCCATGAAGCTGGTTCGGCTGTGGTAGCGGTGCTACCATATGAATTGGCCGAACAAAAAGGTATTGAAGTCACATTAAGTGCTCGCTCGCAAAGTTATCCTTTGCAAATCAAACTAGAACCTGAAGAAAATTAATAGTTAATCACAATGCGCCGGGGGTGGTATACATATTGAGAATAGTCAGTGTCACCTCGACCCCGACAGTTGTTGACAAATCTAACATTGGCACGGGTTTGATCCACTGATCCATGATAGTGTCCAAAACACCAGGTGTGTATTTTTTTCTCGGTGTCGGCCGCTAGAGCCTGCATCATGAAACGGTTTCCCATGACATTGAATCTCATGCTACCGTCAAGGTCAATGTCGTGTGCTATCAATGCAGGATCAGGCACAGTGTGAGTGACTATGACAATGTGTTTGACATCAGCGTGTGTTTGCAATCTGCTGACACTGTTGATCATGTATGTGGCATCGGTATTGCTCATTTTTCGTATGGCAAGCGTGTCAGCAGGATTCAACTGGTGACGTTCTCGATACCAGAGTTCTGATTGCTCGGGATCTATGGACAAGTCAAAATCAAATCCCCACCAACCATTTGTGCCTAAAATTGCAACGCCATCAATCACGATCACATTGTCCTGCAGGTACACCACATTTGGGATACGTCGAATTTGCCGGGCAAGATCATTATAACTGGCGCCCAGGTCAGCAAGATATTCTCGATGTTCGCTGTTGCCATCAATATAGAACACTGCTTGATAGCACTGTCCCAGATGTTTGAGTACCTTTATCAGTTCGTTACGATCGGTGCAAACATCACCGGCAACTACACACACAGGACTGGTGGCCTGGTCTGACCAAGAAAACTCTGTGGGCCAGGTATCAGTGTGTATGTCAGAAATTAGATCAAACGCTAGTTGCATGATACATATTTAAAAGGAAATTGTATGCACATTATTTTTGGAGACTCATTGAAAGAACTACCCGACAGTTTTACTGTGTTGGAACTGGACACGTTCATGGTGCCTGGAGACAACCAGCCCAAGACTGCATACTGCGTGGTTGAAAAGATTTCATTGCAAGAGTTTGACACCCTGGAAGCGTATGTCAAGATACACCAAGATCTCATACGGTATTACAAGCAACGGCACTGGACCTATTGCGAGCATGCCATTGAAGGATTGATGGGGCGATGGAATGGTGAGCTGGATACATTTTATTCCAGCATGTTGCAACGTGTACAAGAGTTCAAAACCCAAGAGCCTGAGCCAGACTGGACCGGTGTGATTGTCAAGGGCTAACTAGGTTATCTCTAAAAATAGTCCAGGCACGATGCCAACTCCAACGTTGGCTGCCTTGTAATACTCTGTCGCGATCAAGACCCATGCACCGATGCACTGCTGATGCCAGATGGGTTTCAAGATGTCCGGTCACTCCAGGTTCAACAACATCCAAGGGGCCAGTCACTGGATACGCTGCAACTGGTGTTCCGCAGGCCATGGCTTCGATCATGACAATGCCAAATGTTTCCCACCGGCTGGGGAAAACAAACACATCAGCATTGGCATAGTATATGGCCAAATCTCGCCCGGTCTTGAACCCCACAAACTCAACGTTGGGATATTGTTTTTTATAAGTTTCCAACATGGGTCCGTCGCCTACCATGATCTTGCGACAGTTGGGATATTCTAGTTCAAAAAAGTCTTCAAGGTTCTTTTCTTTGCTTACCCGGCTTACACATACCAAGGTGGTCATGTCGCTGTACTCGTGCCGTTGCCGTGGGTTAAACACAGTGCGATCAACTCCCCGGGTCCAGGAAATTATTTCACCATCAAACCCATGAGATCTCAGATCCTGTACCATGGTGTCTGTAGTGGTCAGCACCTTGCCCGAATGTTTGTGAAACCAACGCACATAGCGCCAGGTCATGCTTTCGGGTATGCCTAGAAGAGTTTTGAGTCCTTCAGGAAACTTAGTATGATAAGCAGTGTTGTGCCTAATACGATGTTTTGAAAGATA